CCAGCGACACCGGTGTCAGTTCTTGGCGATCTCTGGCAGCTCGGGCCGCACCGACTGATCTGCGGTGATAGCACGTCGGCCGATGCGGTCGGGCAGCTGTTGAAAAATGTAAAGCCGCAGCTGATGGTGACAGACCCGCCTTATGGCGTGGAGTACGATCCCAGCTGGCGCAACCAGGCGGGCGCTGCCAAAACCAAACGCACCGGTAAAGTGCTGAATGATGATCGGGCCGATTGGCGCGAGGCTTGGGCGCTGTTCCCGGGGGATGTCGCCTACGTTTGGCACGGCGCGCTGCATGCGGCCACGGTGGCCGACAGCTTGATCGCATCAGGCTTCAACGTGCGGTCGCAGATCATCTGGGCCAAGGACCGGCTGGTGCTCAGTCGGGGCGACTACCATTGGCAGCATGAACCCTGCTGGTATGCAGTCAAAAAGACCGGCAAAGGCCATTGGGCCGGGGACCGCAAGCAGACCACGCTGTGGCACATTTCAGGCAAGGACCAGGATGCCGCCACAGTGCACGGCACCCAGAAGCAGGTTGAGTGCATGCGCCGCCCAATCCTGAATAATTCCAGCCCGGGTCAGGCGGTGTTTGAGCCGTTCATGGGATCCGGCACCACGCTGATCGCGGCGGAAACCACGGGCCGGGTCTGCTACGGGATTGAATTGAACCCGACCTATATCGATGTAGCCATCGAGCGCTGGCAGCATTTCACAGGCGCCAATGCCGTGCTGGCCGAGAGTGGTGAGACCTTCGCCGACCTGAAGGCCAGGAGGCTGGCGGCATGAATTCGCCTCTGCTGCCGAGTCAGATAGAGATATGGCCGTGCGGCGATGGGAGATGCCGATGGAGAAAGTGGCAACGGTCGTCCCAAATTGACGCATCTGTAGAAGACCGCCGATGTCTACTGTGCGGACCAAGCTGCCTTTCCCTCGCGCAGCATTGAGTAACAAAACCGAGCAAACAAACGGAAGATCGGGCGTTGCAGACTCTGGATCTGTTAGGCGTTAATCAAGAAGTATCGAAATATCCCGTACACATAGAGAGCGGAGAAGATTACATTGATATGTTTCAGCTGTGGCTCTGTCCGGAGCCAGCCGCAGAAAACCCAGATCAAACAGAATGGTAAGCCGAGCATCATAGCCGCCAATTGCCAATCTTGAACAATGGAAACTGTGCTACACAGACCCAGAAATAGAGCTGTCCACTTGAGCGGCTGCTCATATGCAGCCAACTTCAAAAGTGTCATATGTAAAACTTTCAGATAAGCAGCGCCGTTGACCCGGCGTTCTGATATACCGTTTCATATCAGTTGAATGACATGACGACAACACAGACACATTGAGCTCATCGCGACACTAGCTGCTCCGATACACCAATCCCCTAACGTCGACCTTCGTCGTGGTGATCGCCAACCCCAGTTTTTTCTTCAACACCCCAGAGATCACGCCCCTCGCAGTGTGAGCAAGCCAGCCTGTTGCACTGACGATTTCGGCAATGGTGGTCCCGTCGGGCGACTGAAACATCTCGATCAGCATGGCCTGCTTCGTCCCAGCGCGCTGGGTCGTTTGCTTCGCTTCCGGTGGCACCGAAGCTTGTTTCAGGATAGCCATCACTGTTGTGACCACCACCGGCTTAACCCCGATGGCCAGCAGACCCGCATCCGTCACCACCAGCGTGGTGCCGTGGCCATCGCCGGTCTCGCGCCAAAGCAGTTCACACTGGCGCAAGTTGGCGTCGACCTCTTGCAGCCAACCGTGTGCAATCATCTTGGTGACAGCCATCTTCGCCGCCGCACCATGCAGCCCTTTGGGCAGCGGCAGAGCGATGTTGTCGGGGCGCTGGGCCCCAGCGCTGAGGATGATGGTCTGGGTGTCGGTGAGTTTGGTCATGGCGGGGTCCTGTTCGATCTGGTGGCGTTGGACGGGATCAAGCGGCATGCTCGCCCTCATTGAAGGCGCTGTCAGTAATCCGGCGCAGCAGGCTGGCGTAGTGGTTTAGGGTCCCGACATCGCCCCAGTTGATCTCGTCGGGATGGGTGTTGAAATGGTCGTCGCTCAGGGCCTGCAGCCGTTCCAGCATTGCGTCGATCTGGACCTTGGTTGTCATGAAAGCGTCTAGGGCTTTGGAATTGTCGGTGGCGCGGCGGGTGCTCATGGTTGGCCTCCCTCAGATCAGCTGCAAGCTGGCCAGCACTGTGCTGGCAGCTGCAAGCTGGGTGGTCTGCAGCTCAATCTTGAGGTGCGAAATCACGTCGGAGACTTCCGCCGCAATCCCCTCTTCGCGCAGCGCGGCTTCAATGGCCTCGGCCACAGCGTTTGGGCGCGAGCGGTCGAACTGCTCTGACAGAGCAGCATGATCGATGCGGATGGTGGTGGTGGCGGTCATGATCTTATCCTTCAGGATTGGGTTGGGGTGTGGCGGCGGGGCACGATGCACCCGTTTCTTGACACCATGAATCGCTCTATCGCGGAGTGTAATCAACTCAAATAATTACTTTTTCTCGTTTATATACAATATGTTGAGGATCATCACAGCGCCATGGAAGGACTGTCAGAACGCGCCTATGCCGACCATTCCAGGCTCTCGCGCGGAGCCGTGCAAAAAGCACGTAAAACCGGACGGTTGGTCCTGTTTCAGGACGGGTCGATCAATGCTGCCGCCTCGAATGCACGGCGCGGGGCGATGACAGACCCCGATCAGCAGATGCGCGCACGGGGTGGATTTGGTGGGGGTGGTGGAAGCAACGCAGACACCGGCAGCGTCTCCGGCCCCGGCGACAGCACGTCCTATCTAAAAGCGCGCACGGCCCTAACGGTCTACCAAGCGCAGGAACGCCAGCTGTCGCTGCAAAAGAAAAAGGGAACTCTGGTCGATCGCGCCCGGGCAGAGGCGCTGGTGTTCCGCCTGGCCCGCCAAGAGCGCGACGTCTGGGTCACCTGGCCCACTCGCGTGGCAGCCCTGATGGCCGCACAAATATCCGCAGAGATGGAGAAAGCATCGGGAGCACCCGTGACGATCAAAACTGCGATCCTGCAAAGGGTGCTGGAGACCCATGTCCGAGAGCAGCTTACCGCCCTCGCAGACCTCAGGGTCTCGCTTGCATGAGGGTGATCATGATTACAGCCTGAACGACGGCGACCTGACCGAGGGGCTCGACCTCAGCTTTGACGGCGCTGAGGAAGTTCTGAGCGTTTGGCGGCGCGGGATCCGGCCTGATCCAGATCTGACAGTCTCGGAATGGGCCGATGCGCATCGCAAGCTGTCGTCCCGCGCCAGCGCGGAACCTGGGCAATACCGCACCGCGCGCACGCCCTATCTGCGCGAGATCATGGATGCGCTGTCACCGTGCCACCCGGCGCAGCGGATCAGCTTCATGAAAGCCGCTCAGGTTGGGGCCACAGAAGCAGGTAATAACTGGATTGGCTTTGTTATTCACCACGCGCCAGGCCCGATGCTGGCGGTGCTGCCCACGCTGGAGATGGCAAAACGTACCTCGCGGGGTCGGATTGATCCGCTGATCGAGGACAGCCCGGCACTGCGGGAAAAGGTGAGCCCGGCCCGCTCGCGGGACGCGGGCAATTCGATGCTGTCGAAAGAATTCCCAGGCGGTATTCTGGTGTTGACAGGGGCAAACTCAGCCACTGGCCTGCGCTCGATGCCCGCGCGCTATGTGTTTTTGGATGAGGTTGACGCCTATCCGGCCTCCGCGGACGAGGAAGGTGACCCGGTCACACTGGCCGAGGCCCGAACCACAACCTTTGCGCATCGCCGCAAGGTGTTCATGGTCTCGACCCCGACCATCCGGGGGCTCAGCCGGATTGAGCGGGAATTTGAGGCATCGGACCAGCGGCGCTACTTCGTGCCCTGTCCCCATTGCAGCCATATGCAATGGCTGCAGTTCGAGCGGCTGCGCTGGGACAAGCGGCAGCCAGAAACGGCCATGTATCATTGTGTGGGCTGCGAAAAGCCTATCGCAGAGCATCATAAGACAGAGATTCTGGCCAAGGGTGAATGGCGTGCAACGGCAGTGTCCGCAAACCCGAACGCGATCGGCTTTCACCTATCGGCGCTTTATTCGCCGATCGGCTGGAAAAGCTGGGAGCAGATCGCCCGTGACTGGCTGGCAGCCCAAGGCTCGGACGAAATGCTGCGCGCGGCGCGCAACACGCTGCTGGGCGAAACGTGGGTCGAAAGTGGCGACGCGCCGGAATGGCAGCGCCTCGCGGATCGCCGCGAGACGTTCGTGGCACAAATCCCAGCACGCGGCCTGTTTCTGACCGCGGGAGCGGACGTGCAGAAGGACCGCATCGAGGTAGATGTCTGGGCCTGGGGCCGTGGCCTAGAAAGTTGGCTTGTCGATCATGTCGTGATCCCTGGCGGGCCGGATGATCCTGCCTGCTGGAACCAGCTGACGGCCCTTCTTGGCCAGACATGGGTTCATGAACACGGCGCTGTGATGCCACTGGCGAAGCTGGCAATCGACACAGGTTATGAGACGGCTGCCGTCTATGCATGGGCCCGCATCCAAGGCATCGCACAGGTGGCGCCCGTCAAAGGCATGGAAGGGTTCAACCGAACAACGCCGGTCTCAGGGCCGACCTTCGTTGATGCCACGGTAAACGGACGAAAGCTCAAGCGTGGTGCGCGGCTCTGGACCGTGGCCACCGCCACCTTCAAGGCAGAGACATATCGCTATCTGCGATTGGAGCGGCCAAGCGATGAAGACCGCGCCAGTGGCGCGTCAAATCCTGCGGGCACGATCCACCTGCCAGACTGGGCTGACAGCGAGTGGCTGAAACAGCTCGTCGCCGAGCAACTGGTCACGATCCGCAACAAGCGGGGCTACGCGCGCCAGGAATGGCAAAAGATGCGCGAACGCAACGAGGCGCTGG